TATATCTTTCTCTATTTTCCTTAATACCTCTTGAAGCGTGATCAGCGTTAACACATTTACCACTACAATATTGTCGTTTTTTTGGATCCAGGTGATAACTATCAAACTTACGTTTTAAATTCAGTCTTGAATCTCCAACAGAACCTTTGCACCAATAACAAGTTGTCCATTCAAAATCGTTCAGCCATCTTATTCTCCACCTAATCATTAGGAAAATAAAGAATAAAACTCCAGCCCATATTATTACTTTCAATGCTACATCTAAAATTGCTTCCATAATTTTTTACTTTTCTATATGAGTTACGTTCATAAATTCATAACTTATTACTGTCATGCGTCGTGTTTTAAAATGAACTTATTTGAGATTACTTTAAAAGATAGTCTTCCTTGATAATTTTCCAATGGTCTTGCATCTATTCCGCTAATTACGCTTTCAGCTACAAATACGATACCTTCTCTTGCTGTATCATATAACGCAGATCTTCCATCAGCCATTAAAATTAATTCTTCAATTGTATCTGGAAGTGTCATATCCATTTCCAGAATCGGAACCCATTTTAATCCCATTATTTCACACAATGCTCTTAAATTATTGATATCGAAAAATTTATACTCGATAGGATCAAATAATCTAAAGAATCTAACTTCTTGACCTTTAATTCGATATTTGTTCTTTTGAATGCCTTCACCGATAAGTTCTCCTTGCATAGTAAGTGCTTTGAGTCCGTGTTTTGACATGTAAGATCTCATATTTTCTTCAACATCTTTTTCTCTTGCATACTTCCAGAATGAATTCTTTTCATTTTCAGGATGTTCCTTTAATCTAAGATTTCTAGATGCTACTCCGAATACATCATCGTAAATAGTATAAGTACACGAAGATCCATCTAACTTTTCAGTTGCTGTCCAAGTATAGTTATCGTGATATTCTTGAAAAATTTCTGTTAAATTTTGAATTCTTTCTTCATCAGTCTTAATAGAATGAGAAAAGAATTTTCCTTCAGCAATCCCTCCTAAACAAGCAGGCATAGGAGGATCATACTTCGTAATCCCAAGATATTCTGTAACTTCCATTCCCTCACCCACTTCATGAATTTCTTTTGGAAGATACGGCATCAAAACTGAAAGTGGAAAGGCAATCCCTTGAGAAATTTGTCCTTTGAACTTCATAGTCTTAATACGGTATTTTTGTTTTGCTAAAAATTCAAATTCTGGTCGTTCAGGCATCAGGGAATCAATTTCACAGTAGACACACAAGTCTCCTACTTGGAATTCGTCCTTTTTGACTACTACATTCCATCCTTTAATTTCTGCTCTATCTAAGAAATCTGCACCCTTTATTGGGTGGATTCCAGAAATTCTTTGTATTGTTGCTAATTTACGTTCCATGTTATTTTCTAATTAGTTGGTCTAACCATGACCAAGGTTTTTTTGTTGCTCCGTTTGTAAATAATAAACCAAATCCGCAAAATACCCACCCAAGCCCAGCATATGCTGCCCACCCAGGTAATAGTATTCCCTTTATGTGCAATACTGCAGTTAAAATGAGCATTGGTAAAAGCATCAGGTAAAAAATTAATTGTGATCTTTTCATTATATGTGTTATAAATTGTTTGCTAAAGTTTCTGCTAATAGCCAGCCATAAGCAGTTGGTTCAAATCGTGCAATGGGCGAATCACCTTTTGTAAAAAAATGCGGATCCATTCTATTTTGTAGTAAATCTGTGTTGAAATCTCGAGGATACATTAGAATTTTTCTACCTTCATAATTTTCAACATCTTGATATTGAACAATGAAAATAGGAAAACCTTTAATTATTTCCTTTTTCAAAACAACAAATTTAGTAGGGTCGGGAGTTGAATTAACTCTTACCATTTTTTCTATTACTCTTTCAGTTCCTGTACAGGTCCTACTGTCGGAACTAAACCATTTTATAAGTCCCATATCAATCTTGTAAAAATTGTTCTAACTTATACTCTCCTGATTTTATTACTCTTTCTAGCATTTTGCCTCTTGACCATCTAAGTAAATGATCTAAGGAATAAATCTCAATATGTTGGATTGCGTCTTCCATCATTGTTTGAAAACATTCGGTGTAGCCATCTTCTGCAAGAAAGAAATTATATTCTTTTTGACCAAATAATTCATAGTGATGATACCCGTGTCCCTCTCCTCTTTCATTTTCATACTCATAAAGCCACCCTTCTCCTTCACCGTCTCCGAAATTGGGATCATTATCATTAAAATCAATAAAGTAGGAGTTTGGGTTACCATCTCTAATACGTTTTCCTGTATAATCGCAAATTGTGTGGTCATACACTTTTGACGTACCCTCCCAATTTCCTGTCATTTTACTGTATTGATCTACTTCTTTAAATACTATCATAATTTCACCCCCTTTTTCTCGTAATCATCAGCAATCTTTTTCAAGATTATAAGATACTTATCCAGTTCTTTGTTAACAGGAGGAGTTACATATTCTTTTACAATTCTGTCTTTTCTTCGAATTTTAATCGGAGCTTTTATAGACTTAATAAGAGAGATAACTAAAGCGAGTATGTGATAAACAAATATTCCTGCGAGTATAAGTACCACAATCCCTGCAAAAACTAACCATCCCATTACAGGTTCACTAGCTGCAGATTGGTTTATGAAAAATGTTACTAGTTGTTGTAGCATATCAATCGTCTGTATCTGTGTACATCATTACTCCTGGGTCGCTATGTTCAAGAAATTCTTTCCAAGGCTCAATATCAAATTGAGCTACTTTGTCAATTTCTTCTTGTGTAGGCTCTAACCTACATTTATCTAAACGTACTGGATAAAAAAGGCAATCCGTGTCATCTAACGTAATTCCTATTCCAGCATACGTAGGACTATATGCCCCGACTGAATAGCCGGTACGTAATTCTATTCCAGCTTTTTCACAAGCTTCTTCTACTTCTTCAAGCCGGTCCCATTTAGCTATCTCGAAGTCAATCGCATATCCGTAAAAAATCATGATTTAAAGTTTTAGTTATTATACTTTTATATTAGAAACATATTTTAAAGTTTCACTTTTATCTTTCCAATTGAATTTATTCATTAGAGCATCTTTCCTAGCTCTTTCTAAAATTTCACCTACTTTTCTGCCTTTAGGAATTCCAAACAGTTCTTGAATTTCATCTCCGTTGATTAGTACATCAGAACCAGCCATAGGAATTCTCTCCAATCTCATATCAAGAATTATCTCTTCAAATTCTTCTGGAATTAAAGCAGTATCAGCTAATTTTGGAGCTTTACTTATTGAATTCATCACCATGAATTTTTTATCTTCTTCGCTCTGAAGTTGATCCCATTTAAGTAAGATGTTATCTAAAATTTTTATTGCAGTTCCAACTCCTTGTTTATTAGATCCACTAATTTTTTTCATATAAAACGTAAAAGGATCTACATCTCCAACTAACCCAAGCATGTAATAGAACGAAATAGCATCTAAGTGTTCAAATCCTTCTTCATAATGTAGCATTTTCTTATCAAATAATGCTTCGTCTACTCCAGTTTGGTGTAATAGATTCAATGCCATTTGAGTGTCACCACTTTTCGTTAGAATTTTCTGGAATTCGTCATAAATTCTTTCTCCAGAAATATCTTTTACTAATAAAGCATTCTTCTTCATCAATTGCATAGTCTCGGGTTCAATCTTAAACTCAAATCTTGCTGCAAACTGAATACCCCGGACAATTCTTAGAGCATCTTCAACAAAAGCTGTTTTATCAGTGGCTCTTATTATTCCTTTTCTTAAATCAGCCATACCATTGAAGGGATCTAAGATATTATCATCCATCACATTAATAGCCATAGAATTTATTGTAAAATCTCTTCTTTTTAGATCTCCATGAACATCTACGCCATCTGTGACTATTTCAAAATCTTTGTGTCCTTTTCCAATTTTTCTATCAATTCTTGGAACAGCTACGTCGTAATCTTCTCCAACGTGTCCCTCGGGTCTAAATTTAATGACTGCGAAAGATTCTCCTTGAACATTAGCTTTCCCATACTTGTTAAGAATTTTTAAAATTCCCTTAACTGATAAACCATCGACTATCAAATCAATGTCTTTCATGGGTTTATCTAAGTAAGCATCCCGGACAGTTCCCCCGACTACATAAATCTCTGAATTGATAGCCATATCTTTTATCCAAGGCTCGTTCCTTAGATTGGCTGTAATTTGTTGTAATTTAATCGGAATCATTTTTTATTTTATTTATCCAGGTCCACATAGCGGATAAGATTTTTTAACTCTTCTTAAGTCATTCTGGATTTCTCGAAGAGTTTTCATGATCGCAAATTGATTTTCAAAAATTAAATTTTCTTCTTCGTTTCCACTCAGTTGTTTAATTTCTGGTTGCATTCGATGAAAGCGCTCTACTATATCTTCTGTTTTTTTAATTTGCTCGTTTAAACTCATATTATTTCTCAAATTTTGCTTTTAGGCGTAAATATTCCAATTTTTCTTTTTCTTCTTTATCTTTATCAAATTGGGCTTTTAACCTCATTCTTTTTTCAAACTCATCATCGTTTTCAGGTCGTGGACGAACTATAATTATGGATGGGGTGTAATACTTAACTGGATCATCATCTTCTTCAAATCCCCATCTTTGTTCTTTTGCAATCCACGTAAATTCATATATTTGATCATCAGGCAAAAGACCTTCTGTAGCGATTAACTCTTTCCATGTACAAAAAGGGGTTCTTTTATATTTTTCGGGTTTTCTAATCCCAAAAGTCAATTTTTCATCTACTATTGCTCTTTTCTCCATTCTTAAAATTTTGTTGACCATTTTGGATCTGGTAAATATCCTTTGCTTTCATATAATTTTAAAAGAAGATAAATTTTATGCCATTCAATCTCCGGCACAAACCCAGCTTTATCCTCAAATGAAACATTGAAGTAAAATTTATCTTTATAATATCCAAAATTCCCTTTAGAGGAATCAATATCTGGATTTTCATTTACATACTTGAAATAAATGTCATTTTCTTTAAAAACTTTTTGGTAATGTTCAATTTCTTCTGGATAAGAAGATGTGTCAAGAATCATTACAATATCGTCTCTTTTAGTTATCAACTGAAGAGTTTCTTTTGCCCAAGGATAAAATTCTGAATCGTAGTTATTCTTTCTAAACGTAGGTATAAGAATAGTCCCGTGAATATCAAAGGCCCAGTATGTGAGAAACCATTCTTTTTCAAAAGAATGTGCAAACATTTTTTCTATCCATTTATGCATCATAATTACTCACTTATATGAAAACAACATCCAAAATCTCCTTCAGTTTCAATCTGTTTCTGGCATCCATTACAGTCGATATTTTTCTAAATCTTCTTTCAGAGATAAGATATCCTCTAAGCGTAAACTCAAAGAAAACATATCACCTAAATCCCTAACAAGATAAACATTAGGATATCTAAGTTTTTTCAAATGAGCAATGATAAGAGCTCTCATTCTAATTGATTCATTTCTTACTGATTCATCTGAAACTAAACAAAGAGGATCTATCATTACAATAACTGACCTATCCTCATCAAGACGAATTGATTGTAAAATAGAAAATCCAACTTCTCCAAGTGATCCCAGGCCTGATGTCTCAGACAATACTGGAAAGAGAATAATTTCATCATTTGCTAGATGATCAGCTTCAATTTGAGCTAATTCTGGCTTCCAATCATCAACTTGGGGATTATAAAAATCAAGTCCCCTTTCAGTATATTCTTCCATGAAGATATCTCTCCATGTAGACCCACCACAGGTTCCAAATAGTCCTATTGTCATAATTTCACCATTCTATATTTTTATCCCATTGTCCCCTATTTTCCATTGGAATTCTTTCGCACACTTCTCCAGGTACAAATCCAAATTCTTGCTTAGCATCGTACATTATATTATTTGCTTCTCTAGTTCTTGGGTTAAAATTATTCGTAACGTACGACAATATACCTAATTGACCAGATTCTGGTAATTGCCAAAGATTACCAGCTCTTTTTATTAAATCATCTAACGCTTCTTTTTTTCCGGCCCTCCCAAAACAATAATACTTTATACAGTAACCAAATTTATCTAATCGAGTTATCGTAGATCCGCAATATTTGCAATGTTTCATTCTTTTTCTTTAATCCACACGTAGATATTATCTCTTACCACTGAATCATCACATCCCCATCTAGCAGCATCATCTTTTAGATATTGTGGCAATCCCTTCCAATACTCCATTATCAGTTCATCAGTGAGTTCTTCCACGCTATAATCCAAAGCTTCTAATATGACATCATGAAGAGCATCTAAATCGCTTTGTTCTAGTTCAATTGTAACTTTCATAATTCTGGTATATAAATTTAGCTTACGCAAGCCCACCCGTCTATTACTTTGACTTCGCACTTACAGTTAATTCCTCTTACTCCCTCGCTTACTTTGAACTCATTTGATTCTGGTTTTCCAAATCTAAGTTGATAAGCTTCTGGGAAAATAACTCTGACAAAATATGCTGACCATAATCCATCATAAGTTCCATCAGGAATGTCTACTCGTTCTAATGATTTTGCCATTTTTAGTAAATTATTAAAGTTGCTGCTATTACACTTCCTAGTAAAATTAAATGTTCTACTCCTCCGAAGATAAAAGCGGTTTTTGACACTCCCAGCCCTTTAAGTGTTTCAGCAGTTTTTCCTTCATCGTATTTATTCAACATAATAATTCCGCGAATCCATCCAAATGTTCTGTAAGTCATCACTAGCATGCTGATAATGAGTCCAATAAGTAATAAGGTCATAATTTTATTTTTGTATTAATCCAAAGCACATTTCTATTTTCCCACAAATCTCCTTGATTTGATTCTAATAAATATCCAGGTTGAATTTGAAATTTTCCTACATCGATGGATATTCCAATATTCAATCGATTCCTTGTAAATTCATCTACATCACTTAAGAATATTTCATCTTGGATAAACGGATTAAAGTTTTTCCATAAATGAGTTTGGTATCCCGGACGTATTCTTAATCTAAATTTATTTTCATAATCATGATATTTTACAATATACTCTAATCGTGTTCTTATTTTAAATCCAGAAAGAGAATATGTAACATCTCCATGAAAAACTGTAATTCTAGTTACAACATCATTTTTATTTTCAAAAATATCTCTATAAAAAAGTCCCGTCTTGAAATTTTTATTGATAGAGTAAAAAGCTCCTATGTCATAATGAAAATATCTAATATTTTGAGCATTGAAGTTATAACGATTTTCTCCCTCAACTTCAATTTCCCATTTATCATTCAATTTCCCTTGGACTTTTAACGTTCCCCAGAGTTCATAATCTTGAGCATTAACGTTAAACGTTATTAGCAATAAAACTAGAAATAATAAACGTTTAAAAATCACCGTATGTTTTAATTTCTATTCCTTTTTTATTAGCAGCTTTCATTTTACCACTAGTTGAATTCAAATCGTCTGTAATTAGATACTTACAAGTTGCATCTGACATTGAACATTCAAACAAGTTTGGATATTTTTCAAGAAATTCTTTCTTCGTCTTAAATCCAAATCCTTTAGGTGATCCGGTCATTACTACGCCAAATGCATCATCCTTTGGAGCTTCGGGCCTATCTACAGTGACACCAAGCGCTTCTAGTTGAATTATGGTTTTTACTATATGATGTTCTACAACTGGGGTATGAACTTTATCTACAAGAGCATGTTCTAAACTGGCATAACTAAAATCTAAACCTGCATGTTCTCTTGCAAGTTGTTGTGATATTTTTCTTCCTACGTTTTCCATTCCTAAACATTGGATTACTTTTTCATAAGGAATTGATTTAACATTTTTAAATGCTTGAACAAAAATTTCGTTTAAACGAGATCCAGGTTCTAATCCATATTTTCCTAAAACATCTCCACCATTCTCTAATGTAAAACCCCATACTTCACAAATATTTTTAAAATCTTTTGCGAATGGTTTCAACCTTTCACTTCCAATTCCTTTAAGATCAAGTACTCCAGATCCATGTGCAAGAATTTTAGCAATCCTTCCTGGACATTTTTCATTTAAACATTTAAGATGAATCCCATCAAAATCTAATATTGTTTCACATTCTGGACATTTTCCAGGAAGTTCAAAATATTTAGAACTTTCAGAAATCACCTTCACTATTTCAGGAATAATATCACCGGCTTTTTCAACTGCAACAATTGCACCAGCACTAATTCCATTATCTCTAATAAAACCAGCATTATAGCCTGAAGCTCTTTTAACTGTAGTTCCAGCAAGTTGAACAGGATCTAATAAAACTACAGGAGTAAACTGACCTCTTTTTCCAATGTTCCATTCAATTCCATTTACTCCTGTAACTGCCCCTTCTGGCACAAATTTAATTGCGATTGCCCATTCTGGATCATGATCATTTTGACCAAGTTCTTCTCTTACAGTTTCTGGATATGATATAACAACTCCGTCTAATTGGTAATTCATCTTTTTTCTCATTTTCTCGAAATCCTCAATCATTTCTTCGTATGCGGTCGGGTCAAATAAGATATTATATTGATGTTTTGCGAATTGGGGATAATCTTCAAATATTGTTTGATGAAGATGTATTCCGTCTTGGATATAATGAAGTGGAATAAGAGTAAGATCTCCAACTTTTTCTTCACTATAATCATCTTTTCCAAGAACACCTGCTACGAAATTACGAGCATTTGCAAATTCCTGGGAATATTTCTTTTCAAAAATCCTTGTGTCTATTACAACTTCACATCGAATTTCAACAATTCCATTCAAATGAATTTTTTCTGGAACGTATGGTGTAAGTCTTTTTGTTAAATTTTTTCCAGCTAATCCATCTCCCCTTGTTAAGATATTTTCAAGGACACCATCTCTATAGATAATATTAATAGCAGAACCATCAAATTTTGGAGAAGCATATAGAGCTACTAATTTGCCAACTAACGCACCTCTTTTTGAAAACCAAGTCCAGAATTCATCCTTCATATAATTTCCCTCTTCTGTTTGCAACTTAGCAAGAGAAAGCATTTTAGTAGGATGGGGAAAATCAAAATCCTTACGCTTTGCACCAACTTGCTCATGAACTTTAGAACCTAAATTTATTAAGTGTTGTTCGAGAGCGTCAAACTCTAAATCTGACATAATTGAATTACCTTCGTAGTATTCAATTTTTGCTCTTAAATATTCAGCTTCTAATTTTTGAATGTCACCTTTTGTTAAATCCATTATGTACGTTTAATTATTAGTTATACAAATATAAACAAAAAAGGTGGGAGAAAAAAATTATGGGAAAATTAATTCCAATTTATATTCTTTACTAAGATCGCATAGTTGATTTTCTAGAATTTCAAATTCTATTATTGGATTGCCGTAGTCAATTAAAAGTTCTATTTGAATCTCAATTTTACCGATGATAATATCAGTTATGTAATAAGTATGTTCTTTAGTTTTTGTTTCGAAAATAATATTCTTGTTAATGATTTCTTCAGGTTCACTATCAGACATAGTAGAATATCTGATTTTTATTTTAGATTTGAATCTGTTGTCTGAATAAAATTTAAAAGATATAGGGAAATCAACAAAAAACGTATGGTTGTTTAGAACTACTACGTCAAATTTTGCGTATTTTTTATTTCCTTTAGATTTATATTTTGGGTTGGTAATCTTAAACTTGCACTTATCTTTTTTATTGTCGTCTCTTAGTGATTTTAGGAGTAAATATAAGATTATGTTAATAAAGGTTATTCCTATAAAGAGAAGAGCATTTAGTAGCATTTAAGATTGTTATGTTTGTTCAAGGATCCTAATCCTTTCTCGTAGATCTTCTATTTCATTTTTTAGATCTTGACTATTGTTGGAGGAATCCAGGTAAACTATATTATCAGCCATAATAGTTCCGCTAACTTCTAATTTATATATTTCTGGGATAGTACCAATTCCGACCTTTCCAGCTTGGTCAATAATAAATTTAAAATCTGTATAGCTTCCTGAAGAAATACCCATAATTGGGCGGTTGCTAATAGCCTCGTTTTCAATGTTTCTAGCATCAAAGATTATAAGCGGGGTATTGGATGAGACATCTGAGATGGTTTTCCCTAGAAAGTACAAACCAGCATCGTTTTCATCAGCGCCAATTCCTATTATTTGCGGTAAAAACCCTGAATCTGTGGCATTGCCCAATGAAAATCCTGATACACCATCTCCTATGTGAAGAGCAGTCATTCTCGTGTTCACAGGGACCCCGATATCAACTTTATAGCTATGTAAAGGTAATCTACCTACTCCAACCTGGCCGCCCTTAAAGTGTATCTCTGTGCCTTCAAATGGATTGCCAATAGATACATCTAGTGTTAAATCTCCTGAAGAATCTCTGGTAAGAATAAGGTTTTCTGAACCCTTAACAGAAGTCCAACCCACATTCTCATTAAACGTCAAAAATTTTGTATCAGATAGACTATTTGAAAAGGCGGGCACAAGTTCATGAATGGAAAAATCATTTTCTCCAACGATTTGATTCAATAAAATATTTTTATCTTGTACCATTTAATCTTTTTTCTTGGGAGGTCTTCCTCTTTTCTTTTTAGGAGGTCCGACTGAAGGGTCTATATTTATGTCATCAGGAATTTTCAAATACTGATCCCATGCAGTTTTTATTTCAGTTATTGCTTTACAATTTTCATATTTTTCTTCTTTCTCAAATACTTCAATCATTCTTTTAGTGAACTCTTCAACATGTGAATTTTCAACAATTACGATTGTTTTGCTGTCTGCAAAACACACGAATGGTTTGTTGGGTTCTATCGGTTCTTTAAAGAAATTTTCTTTAAGATACTCGTAAATGTTGTGAGCGAAAGTAGCAAATGCTTGAGTGTAAAAATTCTCAGCTTGTTCAAACGGGTTAAATGCAAATAAAACCCGGTGATCATGAGTATGACCCATAGTTGTCAAGAAAATCATATTCATTCTCTCAGTTTCTGATATGTTAGCTTCTCTTTCTTTAGACATATTTGCTATTAAAGTATTAGTAAAATGAGCTAAATCGTCCATCCACTCTTTGTAAGATTTTTGTAAAATTTCATCAGTAGAATCCCAATCCCTGCTTAATTCTGAATCATGAATAAAAATTAAATGTGAGAAAATATCTTTTTCTACTACTTCAGCCCCTATTTTGTTAAATTCATTTTCGGGTGGTTCAACTAGTTCTCCCCATAAACACCAAGTATTAGGAACTTCTTTTAACCTGTATGTTTCTAATGCAGAATAATTATCAAATGATTTAACTAGTTCCCTATGAGAAAATACGTCTCCAATTGAAACCATTTCTTCTACTATGCCGTTACTGTAAATTATGAGGCTCAAAATATAGATATATAAATTATAGTTATTATATAATAACCAAAATTAAAAGTTTTATGAAATATAAAAATGATTATTATTTTATATATTTAACAAAAAACATTGTTAATAATAAATGTTATATAGGCCAACATACTACAAATAATTTAAATGACGGGTATACCGGGAGTGGAAAGTTGATTGAGTATTCGATAAATAAGTATGGACTCGATAATCACATAACAGGAATTATAGAATTTTGCACAGGAGATAATATTTCAGAAAAAGAAATATTTTGGATTACTAAGAAAAATACTATTAATCCGAATGGATATAATTTAACAAAAGGAGGGGAGGGAGGAGATACCTACGCTTTACTTTCTGAAGAAGACAAGAAAAAATTTAGAGAAAAATCTTCTAAAAATAATAAAGGAAGAAAACGTTCTGAAGAAACAAAAAGAAAAATGAGTGAAGCTAGAAAAGGCCACTCATGGAATGCAGGAATTCCAAAATGTGAAGAAACTAAACAAAAAATGACCGAAGCTTGGAAAATTCGTAGATTAACACCAGTATCTGAAGAAACTAAAGGAAGAATTTCTCAATCTCAAATGGGACATACTAGACATACTGAAGAGGGAAAGGAACGAATAAGTATTGCTAATTCTCAAAGAGAATGGAAACAAGAATCTAAAGATAAAATTAGTAAGGCAAATAAAGGAAATAAATGGACAGAAGAAATGAAGGCTAATTTACGTAAGAAGTATAAATGTATTCACTGTGGTAGAAAAATGAATAAATCTAATTTAACTAGATATCATAATGATAATTGTAAAACTATTACTTAATTACCCATATCTCTTGCGCTATAAGTATATCCACCTCTTTCCACATCCCAAACTCCATCACAAAAATACCCATCAATCATTTTTGTTTTATTAGGATGTAACATAATTGAATGGTCCCAAGAATCAAGTTTATGATTACACTTTGAGCATTCATTGCTTAATTTAGTTTTCTTATTGCAATATGGGCATCTACCTTTCATTTTTGGAAACGCTTCAAAGCATTATTTGTTATGAATACCCATTCTACTTCTCCCATGAAATCTTTCAAATCTCTATCACCACAGTAACTCATATTAGATTTTAGATAATCCTTAAAGTTTTCAACCCAGGAAGATAAATTATATTCTACTTTTTGATATTTTGTTATTCCTTCAGCGGTGACTAGTTTAGCTTTTCCCCATTTTCGTTGAACTGCTTTAGTACTCATACCTCTATATTTTTTCTTTATAGGTAGACCCCATTTCCAAAGTTTTTTAGCTACATGGAAATTTAATTTTATACCCCAAAGATGATTAGAACCTGAACTTTGCATTGTTTTATTGAAAAGAGATCCAATCATTACATAATCAGCTCCAAGTGCAAGTGCTTTTATAATGTCATCATAACCTTGCATACCTCCATCAGCTACAATTTTGCAATCTAATTCGCCTTCTTTTTTAATTGCATAACATTCACTTATCAATGAACCGATTGGATAATTAATAGCAACATTAGCTGCAGTTGTACATCCAGCCCCAGTTCCAATAGAACATCTTACATAGTCAGCTCCTGCCAACGCTAAATTTTTGTAAGTTAAGGGATGCGCTACGTTTCCAGCCATTATTTGAATCTTGGGTTTAAGTTCTTTCATTTCTTTAATGACATCTACAAGTCTTTTCATATGACCATTAGCGATATCTATTAAGACATACTTAAAATCCCAAAATGGGTATTTTACAGAATCTATAGAATCAAAATTACCTGATTTAAGAATTTCGAGATCCATTTCAATTTCTGCTAATCCAAACGATTGAAATGAAAAATCATCTGTTATATAATATTCACCTCTTGGCATGCATGGAACGATGCCATTTTTAGCATAAGTTCTAACATTTTTTTCACATATAACGGTGTCCATAGGAGCAGTTATTAGAGGTAAATGACCCTCATAAAATGTATTACATTCACTTCTACTATTTATGTCACTGACAACGGCAGGCACTACTGCAATGTCCTTTAAGTCAAATTTAAGGTCTTTCATAATTTTTATATGAATAAAAGGTAACTAAGATCTAAGTTGCCTTATTTTTTTTATATTGAGTCAATTGGTAATTCACCCTGCTCATTATCTAAATCATCCTCTTTCTTCTCTTCTTCTTTATCTTTGAATGTTATTTCTTCAATAGGAGGTAAAGATTTTTCTTTAGGTTTTTCAGCTTCAGGTTCAACAAATAGCTCGTCATCTGGTTTAGCTGGCTTCTCTATTCCAGGAGCAATAATGTCTTTATCTTTAACATCATCTGCCGTAATTAAAGGATCCGACAGATTCAATGGAACTTCCTCAGCAGGAGCAGTAGGAATTTCTTCTTGCTTCGTCGGAATTGGAAGTGGAGCTCTTGGTCTAACTGAAGGTCTTACAATTTGTTGAACTCTTGGCGGAACTGGTCTTGCTTCTGGTTCCATTTCAGGATCTATAATTTCAGATCCAATTCTAGATGGATCAATTGCAAAAGTATTTTTGTATTTTGGTGATTTAACATGAATTAAGCCATTTGGAAGTTCTTTTAGAACTTTAACCTCAGCATCAACACCATCCTTTGTTGTAAAATTATAAGTTTTACCTGCATCAAAAGTTGTTTCAGGTTCAATAGGTTCTTCTTTAGGTTGTTTATCACTAATTCTCACCACCGGTTTTCCTGTCTTATCTTTTTGTAGAACAATTTCTTTACTTCTATTGGAAACACTTCGCCAGGCATCTTTATCCATATCCCAAAACGCTGCAACTTTATCTGATGAAGGTCTGATTCCTTTTGGTTGATCACCTGAAGGAACATGTTTCATAACAGTAGTTCCCTTAGCAGGTCTTACGTTCCCATCAAGTTTAACAAATTCAAAATTTACAATTTTATTATGAAGTATTTGTCTGAGTTCGGGCACAGTTACAGGTTCTCCAATCAATAATTTTTCAAATATTGCTTCAGGAAAAATAGTGTCTTCGTAAATGAACTCTACCAATTGTGTTTGGTCTAAAGATTCGCAAATACGAGTACCAAATAGTTCTTCAGTAATTATACTTTTTATTAATCGTTCAGTCAATTGAGTGAATTTATTTTATATATTCAAAATAAAAAAGCTCTGTATAAACAGAGCTTAGTTTTAGCATTTCGAATATTCGCACGAATTACAATGTATGCACCCCTCTTCTCGGACTAAATCGCCTCCGCAATTCGGACATTTTTCTTCCTGAGTTTCAGCGTCAATGTACCTACTTAGATAACGTCTAACTACGCTCGAAAAAGATGTAACATTTTCATCAATATTATTAATGACATTAATTACATGAGGTACTCCTGCTCCATGTCGCAATAACATAGAAGCTGTTAATGTAAGAGTCTTTTGTTCTACTCTGTCAGCAGCTAATTGTAGATTTTCAATCTCAAACTCTCCATTTATAAACTTATAGTGTCCTTTCTTAACCTTGAGAATTCTTCCTTTGGTATTTTTAGAGCTAGGAGGATTTTCGAATGCGAATACCTCATAAGGTCTATTTGTGCCAGGCCATGTTCCGATAACAACAGCGAAATCTCTTCCTGCAGCTTTGGCGGTATAATAGTCAGCATCAAGTTCCTTTGGGCGTTTAGGTGCATTTGTTTCAATAAAGTCATCTCGTGTTTCCTCTTTTTTATTAGATAATAATACTCCAGTTCTTGACCCTTCTCTATAAATTGTGCATCCTTTACAGCCAGCTTTCCACGCCTCAAAGTATATGTCATTAACTTCTTGTAATGAAATATTCTCTGGTAAGTTATGAGTAACTGATATTGAATGATCAATCCATTTCTGAATAATACCTTGCATTTTAACTTTTTCAAGATAGTCTATATCGTGAGATTCTGATCCTGACCAAGGAGATTCTAAAATTAAACTATTTAGATCTTCATTAGATAATTCAGTAAGATAAGTTTGAGCTTCAAAAAATAAGAGTTTATGTTTTATCGCATACCAATTTATAAACTCATGGTGGAATACATTATACTCTTCCCAACTGTCTCCATTCTCATCAACAAAATCAATTTTTACATCAGGATCATTAGGGTTAATTTTTCTTCTTCGTAAAGAACTTACTTTAAAAACTGGCTCTATTCCAGAAGTTGTTTGAGCTTCAATAGCAAGGGATCCAGTTGGCGCTATAGATAATAACGCAATATTTCTTCTACCATATTTTATATACTCATCATATTCTTCAGTACTAAAATGGTTTGCAATTATTCTTGATAAGAATGGGTTGTTTGCTTCTTTGTCATAATTCCAGATAGGGAAAGCTCCTCGTTCTTTTGCTAATTGGACAGTTTCTTTGTAACAAGATACTGCAATAGTTTCAAAAAGTTTGTTGATTGTTTTTGTAGCCTTCTTAGATCCATAAACGATCCCTAATTTTGCTAACATGTCTCCTAACCCCAACACTCCTATTCCAGTACGCCTTCCCTTTAGTAAAACACTAAGAACGTTTTCCCATGTTTCTTTTTCTACTCTTTTTAAACGATCAGGTTCTGGATCAGATTCTATTTTATCAATTATTGCTTGAACCTTTTCTTCTTCTAACGAAACTACATCATCCATGACTCTTTGAGCGAATCTAGATGTTTTTTCAAGTAATTCCCAGTCAATTTTAGCAGTAGTTTTATATGGTTTGGAAACCATATTTGAAAGATTTATAGAACCAAGTCTACACGAGTCAAAAGAGGATAAAGGGACCTCGCCGCATGGATTAGTACCCTTGGTAACGAATCCCTCATCAGCATAACAATCAGCAGGGGATTCAGCTATGATACTATCCCAAAACAAAACTCCAGGTTCTGCATTTTTATGAGCTTGTTTGATTAATGATTCCCAAACTTCTTTAGCTTTTACTTTTTTAATGTAAGTTCCATCTTCTCTTCTAAAAATGCTATTATAACTTAGCTGCTCATGAACTTGCGGTTGTTTATCTTGAGTTGGCCAGGAAAGAAAATAATCTTGGTCACCCTCAACAGCTTTCATGAATTCACTCGTAATTTTTACTGAAACATTAGCTCCAGTAACTTTTGTAAGATCATCTTTCTTCGTTATAAAATGAGGAGAGTCTGGATGATTTATATGTTCAGAAATCATTAAAGCACCTCTCCTACCATCCTGAGCAACTTCTCTTGTAGTATTCGAGTATCTGTCCATAAAAGATACTGATCCTGTTGAAGATTGTGCTGAATTATTAACGGCTGCAGAAATAGGCCTGAGGTTTTCAAGAGTGACACCTACGCCCCCGCGTCTTTTCATAAGCTGGGCCATAGTTTCATCTATATTAAAAATCCCGCCATACGAGTCTGCTCCGTTGTCTATAAAAAAGCAATTTCCTAATGAGGATATTTGATAAGGATTTCCGAGGCCAAATAAAATTGAGCCTCCAAAAATAAAGTTTTTAAAATTTTCTAAATTACTGTGTATTTCTTCTCTAGTAAGGGGATTTGGGTATTCTTGTTCTTTTCTAAATATTTCGTTTGTTATTCTGTTTATTGTGTCTTTTGGGGATTGTTCAATGTAGTTTCCGTTCTCTTTTAGTGCGTATTTATTGATCCATACATTCGAGGCTAGTGTATCTTGATTGAAATAAGATAAAGCAGCCTCAGTAAGTTGATCAACATCAAATGTTTCATTGATCATTAAAAAATTTATTATTTTAGTTTGTTTATATATAAAATCTTAATTATTCTTAATAGCGTTTTTCTTATATGATTCACTAATTTTTTGTTTGGTTTCTTCCGAATGTTTTTTACCTTTATGCGACTCACTCATTTTTTGTTTAGCCTCATCTGAGAAGGGAATATGAGGTTTAGAGATTCCTTTATTTCCTTCACTAATTTTCTTTTTTGTTTCTTCCGAATGTTTTTTACCTTTATGAGATTTACTCATTTTTTCTATTGATTCTTTCGAAAATGGAATAAATTTCTTCCCCTTATTACTTTCACTAATTCTTTTTTTATGTTCTTCAGAAAAAGGTTTACGTTTTTTACCTATTTTCTTTTTACTCATCTTTCTTTTAGTCTCTTCAGATAATTTCCCTCCTTGTTGGTGTCCACCTGTTGGACTGATATTATAACCATTAGGAACTAATGTATTATATTCTTTTATGTATTTTGTTTCTAAGATTAAATTAAAAGATGTGTCACATTCTTCTAAAATTTTTCTTTTAAAATTTTTCTTTCCATATTCATTTATTTTTTTAGTAAACAATTGTCCACTCCCTAAATATGAATCATTCTCATCTCCATCATGAGAACCTACATATTGCTTTCCATTAACTAAATTAGTTGTGATATAAATAAAATTCATTTTTTATTTTATATATCTCTTTTATTTACTTAATTTTACTTAACTATAAGAGTTCGCTAGCCTTCTGGCCTTGATTTTCTTTAATTGGTCAGCTTCTTTATCTGCTGTTTGGGAGGTATGCTTTGCAACCTTTCTCTGGTTATAGTAGTCAGTTAAGATTGCTGGTATTAGTGGTTCGAATGATGCGTCAAAAACAGCCCCACTAACACACTTAATTTGATTATTATGAGGCTCATACAATTTATCTTTAATTATGAAATTTTCAATAGAAATCATGAACTGTCTCACAATCGAAGGATATAGAGAAGCAAAGTCAAATGATGCTACCCAACCATATAAATCTGGAATTGGTTCAAATACAAATGCACCCTCATATTCTTCCCTTGCTTTTCTTTCAAAATTCTTTGGAAATATTTGCTTTCTTTGATATGCATATCTAGTTAAAGTTGCCTCGAGCATAGATATTGGAGAGAAAGCTGACATTGCTTCAACTTTTGTTAGATTTCCGAGACCAAGAAAAGTACTCATTGTTTTTAGTTTCTGGTCCAATAATTCAACCAATACTGAGTCAATTGCATTATAGAAAATGTATTGATCGTAATCATTATTGTACATTTCTTGAAAAGTGCCAGGATATTTAACTTTTCTTACTCCTAGCCCAGCCTCTGAAACAAAATCAAGTGTATTATTTTCTTTTACATCAATTGTTCTATCCCACTTTACATAAATTGCTAAGTAGTCAACAATTAATTTATGCTGAGGTAACATAATTTTCTTTTTCTTACCTCGATCTTTAATTGTATGTTCATACCATTGTCCAGTTGGTGACATCCAAGAAATGTCCATTCCTAATCTTCTTGTGCAACGATTATAAATGTATAACCAATCATATCCCCAAAAGTTCCAGCCAGTAATTAAGGGTGCATGCCTAGCATAATTGTAAAGAAAATCATACATCATATCAGCTTCATTTGCATATTGTTTGTATATGAATTTATACTCTTTATCAAATTTCTTTACATGTTCATTGATATTCTTTTCAATAGCATCGCATTCTTCACCAGATAAAGGTTTTAATCCAAAAACAATACATTCAGGATGGCTTACCCAAGAAATGGAATTAATTCTATTCTTAGCATCATCTGCATGTGGAAATCCATCATCTGTTACATCGACCTCAATATCACAAGAATATAATTTTGGCATATTTTGCTCAAAAAGTTTCTTTGTTAAGTCTTCACCAGCATCCATAAAGAATTCGTGAAGTCTATGTTTATTTAAGAATTGAGCTGGGACTTTAGCAACAGCTTTTCCATCCCAAGATGTTAAACCTGGAATTGCTCTACTTTGTTGTTTTGCGACAACATAATTATATTGGTGATTAGATGGAACATTTAATTGCTGGTATGCAACTTGACCCTCTTCATTTATATAAGAGATGATCATCTTATTGGGGTGTTGTTCTATGTTTACAATCATATTATTGGTTTTAGATTTATATCACCCAAGAAAAAAAGGTTCAACGAAATATGTTAAACCTTTTTAAGAAATGTATAAGTGGAAGATTAAAGAGGTAATTCAAGCTGGCATGCTAAAG